GCTGTTCTCTAACCCGATAGGTATCGCGGTTGCTGCGATTATCGCGTTCGGTGTTGCTGTGGCGGCTGCTTATGTCCGTTTTGAAGGCTTCCGCAAAGTCGTGAACACGGTGATCAACGCTATTATCGCGGCGCTAGAGATGTTTGTGAACACTTTCATTCGCTCTATCAACGCGGTGATCAAAGTGATCAACTTCGTCGGCGGTGCATTCCGTGCTGTCGGCATTGACATGCCTAAACTCGGTGAGATCGGTGAAGTTGCGTTCGGTCGTATCTCTAACGCAGCCGCCAAAACCGTCAAAAAAGTAAACGACGTCGCACTGGCGATCCAAGACGCTAAGAACACTGAACGTCGCCTGGAGAGCGCAGGCACTGGTGGCGGCACTGGCGGTGGCGAAGAGGACGGTTTCGGCGGTGGAGTCGCCAAAACAGTGAAAACCGCTAAGCAGAAAATAAAAGAGTACACCGACGCGTTGAAAGGTGTGTTTGACGCAGAACGTTCTTTGGTCGGCAGCGGCAAAGAGATCGCCAAAGCACGTGAAGATCTGACCAAGGCGACGCAACGTGTAACCGACGCGCAGAACAAGTTCAACCAGGTGACACGCGGCTACGGTGCAGACAGCAAGGAAGCGATCGACGCGATGCGCCGAGTCACCGACGCAGCGAAGCGGATCCGCGACGCTAACCTCTCGCAGCAGGATTCTGTGCGCAGTTTGGCTGCTGCTGAGAAGAAACTCGCCGATCTGCGCAATCTGGCTGCTGACCCAGCCGATGTTGCTAGCGCTGAACGTAAAGTCGAGCGCAGTAAGTACGCCAGCGAAGAGGCTGTGTTTCGTGTCGCCGAGGCTGAAGCCGAACTTGCTAAGGTGCGGCTCGACCCAGAATCTAGTGCGGTCGATATCCGTCGTGCGGAGATCTCGCTCGCCGAGGCGAAACTGTCGGTCACCGATTCCACTATCGCGCAACGTGACGCTGAAGACGACCTGCGCAAGTTGCGTGAGTTGGCTGCTTCACCTGAAGAACTTGCCGAGGCAGAACGTGAACTGGAACGTGCGAAATACGCCGTACAGGACGCAACCGACGCCGTACGCGACGCGACACTGGAACAGAACGTCGCCCAGGCTCACTACCTGGAGATCGTTGAAGGTGCGAAAGAGGGAAGCGAAGCGTATCAGGAAGCGTTGAAAGATCTGCGCGACGCGCAAGACGCTGAACGTGACGCGAGCGAGAAAGTCACCGATCAGTTGTGGCGTGAGTGGGAAGCGACCAACGCGCTACGTGAAGCGAAAGAGAAACTCGCCGAGGTCGGCAGCGATGTCGGTGGTCGTATCGTATCGCGTGCCACTGGTGCGTTCGCTAGAAGTTTGCCAGCGGCGATCACATCGCCACAAGCGCCGCTACCAACTGTACCTGATTTCTTTGGTGGTGTGACGATTCAGAACACTATCAACGCTGGTATGGGTGCTGATTCACGTGAGATCGCCCAGGTGATCGTCGACTCGTTGCGCGACTACGAACGTAGCAACGGCTACATACCAGTCACGGCTCAGTACGCTATCGCTATCTGATGGCTACCGTACTCCGATCTGGCGAAGAAGTCGCCGTACTCATGGAACTGGGCTTCCCAGTCAACCCGTTTACGCTCGACTCGCCTACACTCGGAGTTTTAGATGACGACTACCTCGACGGTACGTTGCTCGGTGACGACGTCGCACCGTATATACAAGTGTTGAGCGTTGCACGCGGCAGATCATCACAACTAGACGCTTTCCCTGCTGGACGTTGCACCGTTACGTTGAACAACAACGATAGACGGTTCGATCCGATCAACGAAGACTCACCGTACTGGGATCCGATCAGCGGACGTAGCGGTGTGACACCACGCCGTAAAGTGACCGTCAAGTTGAACGGTATCGACGTGTTCGTAGGTCGTATCGCAGACATCGACCTGCAATATGATTTCAACAACCTCAGCACCGTGGTGATCACCGCAGCAGACGACTTCGTTCTGCTCGGCAGTACGTTCACTGGCGCTGCGTTCACACCTGGCGTCGAGTTGAGCGGTGCACGTGTAACATCGATCCTCGACCTACCAGAGATCAACTATCCAGCGACATCGCGCAACATCGCCACGGGTACGGCAACGTTCGGTGCATATCAAGTAGATGCGAACACCAACGCGCTGTCGTATCTGCAGCAGTGTGCTGAAGCCGAGCGTGGTTTGTTTTTCGTCGCGGCTGACGGCACGCTCACTTTCACAGATCGCACCGATTACACCTTCGCACCTGCGGCTATCGCTTCGTTCTCAGATGACGGTATCGGCATCCCATACCAGTCGCTCGACATCATGTACGGACAGGAGTTTCTCTACAACCGCATCCAAGTAACACGTGAAGGCGGCGCGCTGCAAGCAGCAGACGACAACGCTAGCCAGACTGAGTTCGGTGTGTCGACTTACGCGCTCGATAACGCGCTGTTCTCAACTGACGGTCAAGCGTTGGACTTAGCCGACAGCCTGTTGGCTCAGTTCGGTCAACCGCAGTACCGATTCGACAACATGCGCATCAACCTCACTGGTCTAGATAACATCGATCGCGACGTGGTCAACAGCATCGAGATCGGCACACCTATCAACGTCACACGTACCTACTCAACTGGAACACCTGCGTCGGTCACTCAGCCGTACCTGGTTGAGCGGATCAACCACAACATCACCGCAGGCACTCACGTAATCGAGTTCGGTCTGCGATTCGCCAACATCGTCTACCAGTTTATTCTCGACGATGTCGTGTACGGTGTGCTTGACGCCGATAACGCGTTGACGTAAGGTAAACTGGTCGCATGGCAGGTGCAGGCGCTAAGTTGTTTGCCAGTGGTGATATCCTCACTGCTGCGCAAGTCAACACGTATCTCATGGATCAGGCTGTTATGCGTTTCGCCAACGAAGCGGCACGCACAGCAGCGTTTGGCGGTGTGGGCGAGCCTGTGCTCGCCGAAGGTATGATGTCGTATCTTATGGACACCAATAGCGTTCAGGTGTACGACGGCACGCAGTGGGTTGCTATCGCTGGTGGTGCTGATGTTCTTCAAGTACAAGTGTTCAGTTAGAAAGGCAACATGGCTACTTACAGCAAAATCGTACTCAGCGGATCGACAGACGGACAAGGCATTCTCGTTGCTGCTACCGCGTCATCTGGTACAACGATCCACACAGCGAGCGCAACAGCAACCACGTACGACGAGATCTGGCTCTACGCAGTCAACACTTCTACGTCGAGCGTGAAGTTGACTGTCGAGTGGGGAACGACCACAGCGCCGAACGGCAACATCGAACTTACTGTGTTGCCTGAGGCTGGTCTCGTTACTGTTATCCCTGGTCTAGTTTTGAAAGGTAACGCTACGCCTTTGGTGGTGCGTGCATTCGCTGGTACGACTAACGTGCTTGTGGTTCACGGTTTTGTGAACAGAATCGAAGCGTAACTGATGGCTACGGCTCGCCGCCAACTTGGGTATGTGTCATCGCAGTCGTCACAGGTTGTGCCGACTATGGCGTATCTGAATGTTCAGTTTCTGCTGGTCGGCGGCGGTGGTGCTGGTGGTCGCACAAACTACAGCGAACAAAGTGGCGGTGGCGGTGGCGGTGGTTTTGTCACGGGTTCAGGGATTATTGGTAAGACGACTTACACGGTGAAGGTGGGCGCTGGTGGTTCTGGTGCAAATGGCGGTTTGTATCAAACGGGTAATAACGGCACAGCGTCAGCGTTTCTAAATACCGCCAACGGAGGCGGCGGCGGTTCTGGTGGCGTTGGCGGCAATGGTGCGTCTGGTGGTGGCGGCGGTACTTCTACGGGTACAGGTGGCTCAGGTATCAGCGGCGAGGGTAGCAACGGCGGAAATGCTGACGGTGCTACTGCTGGTGGCGGTGGTGGTGGTGCTGGTGGCGCAGGTGGAACGGGTGCTGGTGGTCAAAGTCGTGGCGGCGCAGGCGGCGCAGGGTCTAGCAACGCCTACGACGGTACTTCCAGAACTTACTCTGGTGGCGGCGGTGGTGGTGGCGCTACGACAGGTGGCGGCGGCGGGTCTGGTGGTGGCGGTGCTGGCGCAGTAGCGAACGGAACAGCGACTAGCGGCACAGTCAATACGGGTGGTGGTGGTGGTGGAACGGCTAATGGTACTGCTGGCAACGGCGGTTCGGGCGTAGTAATCGTGCGTTGGCTCACCGCAGACGCAACAGGCGCAGGACTGACCTTCTCAACAACAGGCACGACAACGAACGGAACAGACGGTTCCTACACATGGTACAAGTGGACTTCCACGGGAACTTTGGTGGTGGCGTAATGGCACACTTCGCAAAGATTGAGAACGGTATCGTGCGTGAAGTGATCGTCGTCGGCAACGCCGACGCACCAACCGAAGCCGCAGGCAAAGCGTTTATCGCCGCTTGTGGTATCGCTGGTGAGTGGGTGCAAACTTCGTACAACAGCAACTTTCGTGGGCAGTACGCTGGTATCGGTGACGTGTATGATGCGGATCTCGACGAATTCGTAACACCAGGAAACGAGGTGACAGAATGACACGCTCATACATGGGCTACGTCTCATCGCAAACAACTGACACAGTCGCCATCTTAGATTACGGTGTCGCATCTGGCGGCACGTTGACAACACCTAGCGATGGTGGTTTCACGTGGCAGTTGTTGTCTTTCACTGGTGACGGTACGTTGACTGTTAGCGAGACTGGTTTGTTCGATTTCTTTGTGTTGAGCGGTGGCGGCGGTTTAGGACGAGCAAGCAGCGGTGCATCTGGTGGCGCTGGCGCTGGCGGCGGAATCCTCACTGGGACTGTTTACCTAACCGCTGGTACGTACGCGGTAACTGTCGGCGCTGGTGGTGCTGCAAACAGCAACGGCGGTAGCATCGGTGGTTGGAGTGCAATCGGATC